GCCCCACCTTCTTCAGAATCCCCCCCATAAGGGGGGAGGGAGAAGAAGAAAGAGGAAAGAAGGGATTACCCAACTAACCTCCGCAGGTAGGTAAACCTACCTTCCGTACGCAACGCGACGTACGGTCGTCCTCGTCTTTCGACGGACGGTGAACGGATTTTCGGAAGAAGAACCCCGAAAAGCCGCGTATACATACGCTAAATCAGCGTATTCCAAATCTCTCCAGCGATCATTGACTGGGGAGACGAGGAGCTCAGGCCATCTCCACATACAACCTTCGCGAACGAAGGCTGCATGCGGATTGTGCATGAACTCATCCAACTCAGCATAGTAAGATCCGTCGACAGGCCCATATTCAATGGGTCTGCTGAGACGTAAATTACTAGGTAAGAGGGAAATTACAAAATCCCTAATACCCGCAAAGAACAAGATAGTTCTCTCGTTCCTGCGTGTCAAGTTGAGGAACTTGAATATGTTCTGGACAGAATCCAGTTCATAGTCAAGAGTAAACGGACGTACGTCCTCACCGTCGAACCAATCCGCACCGCAACTCTCCCGAAAAGGACCCTCTAAAAGAGTCTTCTTTGGATTTGCTGCAAACCCTAACTCTCCTAACAAAGAAAGGAGGGCTTGGGAGCGTGACTGTCGGACTATGATATCGTCGCCGTAGACAAGAAAATCTACGCCGGCTCTACCACATCCGACAGCAGCGCAAGCCGCAGCAAAGATGAGAGTTTCGAGCGGAAAGCAGAAGCCGTTCCCCATAGAGCAGAACTTTTCGTATTTCGTAACGTTTCCGTTATGAAGAAAAGCCTTGCTCCTAGTACGATCGAGAAGATCGAACCAATCTGGGGGTAGAAGCATTCGGCATAGCTCGATCGAAATGCTATCACTAGCACTAGAAAGATCTATGGTGACGAATGGATCTACAGCATTGCTAAGTGAACCCCTACGGGCGAACCTGGCATTGGCGGATTGATCAGAGAGGTCAATTCCGATTCTTTTCAAGCGTGCTCGAAGAGAACCGTCAATTCCTTTCTGAACAAAACCGTTAAGCAACGGCTCAACTGCGATAGACCTATGGGTCTTCACAGTTTTCGGGACGAAAGCGATCTTATTGTAGTTGACATACTCCATCTTTTCGAGGAATCGTTCTTCAACGAGACCGGGATCCACACAGAAATAATCACCCTTTCTAAGAGGAGAAAATCCCTCAAAGATCTGGTAATTATACTTCAATGCGGAGATGGCGTATTGTCGCGCCTCAGGAGTCACGGACCAACGAGCAGCAAGTTTCCTCGCCACGTTGGTGGCATTACCGTGGACACCTAAACTAGCGCCGGGACCAAAGTCGCAATGAGACCATACGGATTCGTAATCAGGAAAACCACCGATTGCATAGTTGATAAAACTACGCATACTGTGGATAACACTGATGAGAGGATGACCGTTTTGCTGGTCAAAATCTCGAAACTTCTCGTTCATTAGCCTACAAGAGGCTTCCGAATCGAGAAATTTCTCCCTAGCCGTTTTCTCTGGATCAAAAGGATTCAGAGATTGCGGAAAGGGATACTTACGTATGATTGCGGCTAACTGATTCGCAACGAAATGCTGAGTTGCGGTCGAGTACTTCTGTTCGACCAAAGAATCAGCCCAATCGACGATCTCAGAAATCTTCCCTTCCTCCATGAAACGAGGAAGAGATTCGATTCCCGGGACAGAAGATTGGTAATCCCGAACCAACCGACCTATAAGTTCTTTATAGGTCCACCAGGAGCGTTGCTTCTGGTGTCGGTTGAAATGTCGTACCTTCCAACTGAGCTGAGCGTTCTTCACGAACTCTCTCCAAGGTTTGGAGTTTGAGATCCATTACGGATATCAAACGCAGAATGATAATCGCGAAAACAACAAAGATAATCGCGAGGGCTGCAAGATCCCTATTCATATCGTTTATCTCTCGTTGAGAGGGTCAGAACTTCCTTCAGGTTGCTTCACCGTAAACAGTGAAACGCGCTTGAAAAGAACTAACTCAATCAATTTGAGCAGCAATTCACCAACCAGAGAAATATAAACTTCTCTAGTAGGAGATTTGTTGCGATTTGACATGGGTCTTGAAGCTAGCGGACGCCAAGAAGGCGCCCATATCATTCAGCAAGGTGTCGACATCGGCGCTAGCGTAGCCCACGGGTACCGACACACTGATTTCGAGAATGGCGTCCCCGGTAGGGGTAACCGCTCCCGTTAGTGTGAAAGTGCGCGTGATCTTTGCCGAGGTACGACCAACACCGGAAAATACACTGGTCGGTTTAGGCTGAGTCCGACGAAGGATAACATCATCCTTCACGGAAACAGTTTTAGCCGAACCAATGTACCCAACAGCATTTTGCTGAAAGGAATCGGCGTTGTACGTCTTTGCGTTGATGCTAAGAGCCACGGAAATACTCCGTAAGTAAGTACCCTTTCGGGTGTTATTTGATCTTCTGAAGCAGAAGACCCACAGAGTCCATCACACGATTAAAGTTGGAAAAGCGAAAGTCCGACTTTATGACGAGTGATGGCGTTGGGAGGTATGGCAAGCGATGGCGGGTAAGTACTTTATAAGAGTACGTCCCAGTGCAAGGCATCGTGATGCTCCAATTCGGTTTTGCAACCGTACTGGTAGCAGCAAGATAAATACGCCTTTCACGTTCCATCACATGACATGACCCTAACTGCTTCCATCCGAACGCTGGTGTAACGGCGCCGATATAGTCGCCAACATTGACGAACCAGTCGACGACGAACGAGTACGGGATTAATTCCCACGGAAGGGTCATGAGCCCTTTCGACGTCAACCCAATGTTTGTATACATTGAGGAGACATACTCGTCCAGTGACATACAGCGTACCCTTAGCCTGTCAGTAGTAACTTCGTTAATACTGATAGTCATTTGGATATTGCTGTATTCCACTGCTCTCGTAGAACTTCTTTCGATAGTTCCTTGAGACCTCGACGTTTGTCGAAGCGCACCAACTTTCTTATGGATACCTTTCACAACCACAACCGTGTCTTGCACAAGTGGCATCCACGCATAACGATACATCAACCAGAGTGAAGCAAAAGACTTCACTCTAGTACGAAGTACGGCATGCGCAATGGACTTGTTGAGGGTACCAATGGTATCCGACAAAAGACGGAGTGATTTATCAGCCTCAGCCAGTGTTTCAAAGAGGTTCGTGTCTCCACGGCCTCTCTGATTCATGACACTGGTAGCATGCTGATTGAGGAGATCACTTGCCTCATTCCCTTGGATAATCGTTCCCAAGGGAGGGAGTCGACCCTGAACTAATGATTGGCCAACCGAAACGGAGTACAGATTCTCTAGTTGATTACCATCGTCACGGTATCCCGTGGCGCGGTAATTGTTCCAGGGAGCTGGACACCAATAAGGTGAGGCAAATCGTTCAGGACCTTGACCACCTTTAGACCGTTCCGCCTCTTCCAAAGAGTAGAACATCGGATTGAAGAAAACTTCACCCGATGCTTTCCTCTTATGGAAGTTAGGAACGACTGTATCAGAGATAAGCTCTCGTTTACCTGTAGGATAAAGGTACTGCGTTCCATCGGTACGCCATGCGGTATGACCGCAATCGGTTCCGATGGAAAGCTGGGTACTCATATCCGTGGTATTCCAGTAGCCACGTTCTCTGGTACGACTATAGGTAGGCATGTAAACCTCTTACTCTGTGAAGGTTAAGCAGAAAGAGAGGTATACTAGATACCACCTCAGAGCGCTTCAACCCCGTTTCGCTACCTCCTAGTTGGCGGAATATGGGACAGTCTAACAAGAGTACTGTGGAGCTTTTCGAGCTCAACATCGGACAAGTTCCCTAGATCATCAAGAGGGATGAGGTCATAAGTGACCCCTCTCTCAGAGATAATCTGAATCATCGATCTTACTTCAAACAGCATTAAGCTGCGCTGAAGCGGGACCGAGGATTGGGAACGAATCCTACTCGAATGAGACCTAACCATAACTGCCTCCAGAGGAGA